GGATCTAGTGCAGCACGTTCAGCTGCATCAATAAAATCTCTATTTTTTAAAGATAACCAAGTATCAACATCTTTCTTAATAACTGGTACAACTGAAAACATATCAACCAGTGCTTTATCTAACACAGCCCGATGAAGTCTTACTTCTCTATATGCTTCATGTTCTATATCAAAGTCTAGTCTTTGGAATAATCCAACGTTTGCTAATCTCGTTAGTGACATAGACTTTCTTAAGTCCTCAATTAAATCGTTATTGAACTTCACTAAAATCTTCAGTAGATTGGTCAGCGACTACTTCCTCTTCTTCTAAGACTTCTAGTATAGGACTAGGTTTCTCAGCCATTGTAATTAAATCATTACAATAAACTTTAATTGCTTCCCTTACACAAAGTTCCATATTAGTGTTAAGAATGGAAGATGCTTTCTTTAATAAGAAGACTTCGTCTGTAGTTAATGATAATTGTATATCGACAATAAAATTTGACATTGTAACTTTAGTATACTTTATTCTTCAGTATTTGTCAAGTAGTTTCTATGTCGATAATAACGAGATAGGATGCAGTTGTTGAGATACTCATATTCTCCAGACGGGAGTTTTGAGTAAAGGACATCTCTTACAAACTGCTCCTTAACTTCGCAGTAATTTGTTTCACCGCGAGTACGGTGTAGGGATAATACATGAAATTCAAAGACACCTAGACCAAGCCTAGAAATATCTCTTTTTAACTCCTCGGAAGAGGACTTATAGAATCTCCAATCACTTTCTTTTACAATCCGTTTTCTTCTCGTTCGGCCTTTTACTTTCTGACGGGTTTTTGCCCAGAAGTATTTGCGACCGATGTAGCCTTGTCCAGTTAAAGTATTCCTAACTAAATAGACAAAACCCTCCCATTCCTTAACATTAAAATTATCAGGAAGTCCAATCCAATTTGTAGGTACTTTTTTAGACAAGTAAGTTATCTTCTAGATATTTTAATATTTTTTGAAAATCAGATAGACGACCATCTTTTTTCAGAGCATTGGCTTTCCAAGAAATATGGTAAACCTAATTTTTTCGCCCTGTTTTTACACAATAGCCAAGCTGTGTAAGAAGTTGGTCTTTTCTTTAAATACTCTCTATGATAAGCCTTACTTCTTTCAGGATTCTCATAGTATCTCTTTAAAGCTCTATGTCTATCTTTTTCTTTTGTCATGTTACTTCTCCTGTGTTAAGGTATTGACTACCAGGTACACGAACCCTTCATAACCCACGGGAGTAAAGTTATCTGGAAGTCCTAGCCATGGTGTCAATACCTTTTTCACAGTTAGTCCCTAGTACGAGTAGCCCAAAGGCACTTTATCGGTACTAGTTAGTTCCTTAGCGCATACCCAATGCAGCGTTAACTGCTGTGTATTTATCTGCCAAGTCAATCTCCGCACCGCCAACGAGGGTGATGGTCGAACGGTGTTCAGGAAAGCCTAAACGGTTCGAAGGACGAGCCGATGTAATAGCAGATGTAGCTACAGTGATCGTCTGTGTTTTCATTACAGATGGTTTACCAGTAGCAGCTTTGGTTTTGTATACGCGAGTAAGTTTAATAAATGCAGCCATGAGGATGCTCCTTTTCATTTTAAATTAACCACAATAAACAACTTATTATGGGTAGTCCTCACCAAGGTCTTAATTTACTTCCTCCGTAGATACCTCTACTTCTCCAGTAGCAGGTTCATTTGGGAATATCTCATCCACTCTTGGTGTATCAATGATCTCAGTAAATGCTACTGGACCAGTTGAATAGTTGAAGTACCTAAGTCCTTTACCGCCATTGGCGTCTTTCCAACACATTCCTGCGTAAGGACAATAGGTGCAATTCTTGTTTAACGTTTTATTACTAGACGTTTTGTATTGAACAGGTTCATAGCATTTTTTAATTGGTGCTTCTTTCTGTACAACAATATTCTTAACTTCTTTAATTCTTTGAACAGGATCAATAGTATCGATGTTATTTAGGGGCAATACACAAATTTCACCTGATTCCTTATTAACACCAATAAAAGCAGCTTGTTCTGTTTTATTTGCATGTTTATAAGAGGACAACTGGGCTATATAGCCAAAAGGATCTTCTTTAAATATAGTGGCCTTAGAAAACTTTTGAAAGGCGAAGGACGAGGCGGATTTTACATCGATTGTGACATCATCAATAGTGCCGTCTTGGTGTCCGACTATACCATCAATGACAACTTCTTGTTGTTCGTGTTCTACTTTATGTCCTGATTCCTTAGCTAGTAAGATTATCAATTGTTCAATTATATCTCCATAAATGAACTTTAGGGCATTAGAAGCTTTATTTCTTTTTAAAGGTACATTATGTTCAAACCATAATTTACGGTCTGGCGTACCAAGGCGGGACATACGGAGTGTTTCTCCTGTATCTTCTCGTTTTGTTAAACGATCTTGTAGTAACGCCGCAATATTGTCTGTAAATGCTTTTAAATTTACAGGGTCTAGTTGTTTACCATTTGCAAACAGATCGTCAATATCTTGTGGTAGTGTATCTAGTGTTTTCATAAAATAAATCCCCGTTTTTGGCACTTAGGTACGGGGAAACCTAATGGAGGACTATGTGCCCTTGTCGCTAATTGTACATGAAGACTGCGACGATTATTTATTACTCATCAAAATCAGATGAAGAACCAGCAGCTTGGTAGCCATTCTCGTCAATAATCAATCCCTTGTCTGTAGGCTTAAATTCTACAAGATCACGGATTTGAACTTTGAAAAGTGTGTTACCGACACCACCACCTTGGGCGTCATGCCAGTACGTACCAAACTTTACGATAACTTTCGATTTGTTACCGATTAAAGTACCGTCTGGTACAGGACGTTGCATCGAATCTACAACAGCTGGTTTAACATCAGAAGCACTTACACCTTGTTTAATTTTACGTTTAATCTCAACGTAAGGCATAGGAACGTTTTTATCAGCTGGTTTTACTTTCAAACCGTACGATTCTGCTTTCGCCACGTTAGTTTCGTCAAGACCTAAGCAAATAGAAAATGCAGATGTTTTGTACTTTTCTGATACTTTTGGTTTTTGAATAAATGCCCAATATGCTTCGCCCTCTAATGTGCGGTTCATACGGTCACTGTCTTTAAATGAATCAAATTGTGATTTAGTTAATGTCATATATAATTTTATTTCCTTTTTGAAACGTAGGAAACACCTTGTCTCCTATTTCCATTTCGTATTTTGATTATACCTAATTATTCAGGTATTGTCAAGCTTTATTATTGATCTTCTAAAACACCCCTGCAATTTGCGTAACAGTTGTTGTATCTTCAGTTGTCCAAGTGCCTGTGTCAATTGTGTAAGTAAGGTTACCACCGCCCCCACCACCTGTATGTACGTAAATTCCATTAATTTTGGCTTCTTTTGGAGTTTTTACAGATCCGTAATAATCTTGTTCTGTGTAAACTTCTCCAGAAAATCTTGGTGGGGTGTGACGCACTAGTCCACCGCTCGTCATGGTTGTCTGGAGTATAGTAGCCAGATTAGGCATAGTGGTTTTAGTGTGTTTAGTTGCAAGTTCAGAAACCATATTTAAAATTTCTGCATCTGGGATATTAAAACCTTGTCGTAAGAATTTAAATACTCGAACTAACGATGTCTCTACCTTTTGGTGACCAGAGCCAAGCATAGGGTATCCTATTTTATGAAAGGTATCAACATCAAAATACATTTGCCCTGTCCAAGGGCTATAAAAATGTTTATTGAAAGTAAAATCAAATCTATTAATTAACTGAAGTGGTTCATCTGCCCAATCAGTAATAAAAGAAACTTTTGTTTTGTTACTTAGTATCCATTCAAAGGAGTAATTCGATGTTACTTTACTAAAGTAATGATTTCTTAAAAAGAAATCTCGAAACTCCATAGCTACTTTTTTATCAGTAAAAAAGATGTCAACATCATTTATAGGAGTGTCTGTAAAAATAGAACGAAATACACCGCCAGCAATAACAGTATTTTTTAATGTTTTCTCATACATAGAAGAATTGTAGTCTTTTAGTGGCTTCAAAGACTCTGAAAATGAGCTAGATGTAACATCTAAAGCTTTACTAATTTTCTCTTTATGTTCTTTTAACATCTACAATCTCCAGTCTATCTTTTTTAATTTCGAATTCAATTAATGTGCTATGGGAAGACCTTGTATATTCTGGACCGCCATCCGCCATCATATTATCATATGTTTGAAAATCGTGTCTATAAGCAGAGTAAAGAACTTCTTTAGTAAGTGGGTTTAAAACGCCCACCCATTTATGTTGTGTAGCTGACAAGGCATTTGTAATCATCAATTCATTTTCATGATTGAAATACAAACCAAAGTAATGAGAGGCAATTCCTTTGTACTGAGTTGGTATTTTCTTTTGGTAAAAGATGGCAACAGGGGTATTTACCCAACCATCCTTAGTTTTTAAAGAAAACTCTCCAATGTACTTAGCATTATAGCGCTGTTCTACAACACCTGTTTTGATACCGAGCTTATCATGATGTAGGATAGTGTATTCTCCAGAAAGTACTCTATGTAGGTTTTCCATTAGGCCGTATCCTTTTATACTTATTTTCTAATTTCTCTAGATAAGGGTAGACATAAATCCATTGTCCTGTACAAGGATCAAAGTTTTCCTTAAACCATGTATCCATCTCTACGTTATCTGTTGAGGTATTTAAATTTATCTCAGAACATGTTTTATCAAAAACATCATCTGATACTAATGGATCTGATTTTATTTCGTATGCGTATGCCCATAAAGCAACTTGTATACGTCTACGTCTTTCTTTTTCTAATTCAGTGAATACAACTTGCGACATGATTACTCCACGAAATTGGTGCTCACAGTCAGATTCGAACTGACAACACAGACTTTTTAAGAGTCTTGACTCTACCTGTTGGTCTATGTGAGCGTAGAATTGGTGCCCATTGCTAGAATTGAACTAGCAACTAAAGTTTACAAAACTCTTATTATACCATTTTATTGAACTTTGTCAAGTTCTTTACAAAGCGATTGCACTACCATTGTGCTAGACCAGCATTGTTAAAATTTCATCGTATGATACAGGTTTAAAGTTAGTATGTTCAGGACAGATATTAATATACTTTGGATCCGGTTTCTTAGGATGGTATTCTCTTTTGTCTTCTTCATTTCTAGGATACCCTCCCATAATTTTATTGGAGTGCATATGCCCATGGACATTGTATTTGAAACGGTATTCTAATTGAGCTGGATGTACAGGAATATGTGACATTATAATACCAGCATCAGGATAAATTCTATACGCTGCAATATCTTCAAAATAGGGGGTGTAATCCTTGAGCTTAAAGATATCATGGTTTCCTTTAATTAGTTTCTTTCTTCCATTAATACGTGAAATCATTGGTAAATGTCTACGATTAATTACTACATCACCAAGAAAATACAATCTATCTTCTGGTTTAACCAATGCATTCATATTAGCAATTAGTGTTTCATCATGTTCTTCAATAGTCTTAAACGGGCGGATAGGTTTACCATCTTTATCTTTAAAACGTACCATTCCTTCGTGACCTAAGTGCAGGTCTCCTACAAACCATGTATTAGACATTCGCCATTTCCTCCACTTGTTCTACAGTGTAGGTAGAACCACATTGAATACAGAAATAGTGTTCTACATCCCAAGGCAAATCTTCTCCAACTAAACATAAATTCATTTTTTGACAATGGGGACATTCAATCATGGCGTTTTCCTTGAAGCTTGTGCTGCTTTTAAGAGTGTGTCTAAATACTTTGCATAATCTTTGATTAAGATATGTCGATTAGAGGCACAAGCATAGTTCAATAAATTATTAGCCCATTTAATAGCTTCATCTAGATCTTTGTCCATACTGCCTCTTATTTGTTAACTGGTACTTTAAATAGTTGTTTCATATTTGACTAGTGTGTTTCAGCCCACGTCCTCCCTACTCTATAACCACCGTCTAACGGGCAATTCGATTTTAATTGGACACCAGCTTCTTTAATAGACTTAGCAATAGTTTGTCCAACAATATCAGCGTACTTCCAATATGTTTCGACTTGGAATTCATCATGAACAGTAGCGACAAGCTTGTAAGGAATACCAAGTTTATCTAATTCTTCATGCCATATCTTCATGGCTAATTTCATAACTACAGATTCAAACCCTTGTAAGTAGGCGCCCATAGTTAAATGCTCGTTAGGAACCCAAATCTTGCGACCATCAAGACCAACTACATAACCTTGTTTGGCGGCTTCAGGAACTACCTTTTTTCTAAAGTGTTTTAAAGCTGGTGTGCGATCAAGGAATTGCTCTTTTGTCTTGTAGCCTTTTATGATAGTTGCCATCAACTTCTTAGTGGCTTTTCTCCCAGAAGAACGTACTTTCGCTATTTGAAACTCTAGTAATGTTTGATCCCATACCTTTTTCTTTGCGGCATAAGCAAAGAGTTCATCATACTCATCTTCAGTTACACCTACAATGATACCAACCTTCTCATCCCCAGCCCCTAGAAGCCAAGCATAAATAAAGGTCTTTGCTGTATGTCTAATCTTAATACCAGCAGCTACTCTGTTTAACTCATGAATATCGCCTTCTAAAAGAACACGAATATACTCAGGGTCATTCATATAGTGAGCTAAGGCTCTCAACTGGATACCAGAGGCATCTACCCCTACAAGACAATGTTCTGGAGTAGGAACTGACCAACAATCCCTAGAATCCCAGCCAAAACCACCTCTAAGTCCTAGTTTTGGAACTTCCTTACCATCGATCTTTTCCATCTCTACAGAGGCAATATTAGCCATATTATCTGCAAAGTGAGCCATGCGATGGGTTGAAGCACCCACCCCAATGACTGATCCATGGACACGTCCATCACCCCAGTCAGGGATATTAGCCAATTCTAGCCATTTAGAAGCCTTCTCGTTGCGGTTAGAGACAATGCCGTAGTCAGCTAGGAACCTAAGTTCAGGCTTATCTGGATTGGCTTCTAATAGCCCAGAAAGGGCTTCTTCCATAGTCTCTTTATCAGTCTTAATATTACCCTTCTCAGTAAAGGCTACTGGAACCCAGCCAATACCCAATAAACGCTTGGCTACCTGCTGTCCAGAATTAGGATTAAAAGACTCTTTTGTAAAGAGGTCGTATGTACCATCTGGTTTTAACTCAGCTTTACATCCTTCAGTTTCAGAGTATCTTTTGATGATACGTTCTGAGACTTTTGAGAGGGAAGTGTCCTTGTTAAACTTCGGTGTATAAGTTTGTACAAGCTTATACTCAGGGGGGAAAAGTGTCTGGAGCTTTCCATTCATGTCCTCTAATAGGTTACGGGTTGTTTCTTGTAGTTTCTTGGCTTTATCCTGATCTAGATAGAAGCCATTGGTTACTTGCTTGTGTAGCATGTAAGCCACACAATGTTCAAGATCGATAGATTGTTGAGAGAAATTAAGCTTTTCTTTTAAAAGGGCTTTATAGATAAGAATACCAAGTTTAGTATCTCGAATACAATACTCTAATTGACCTTCAGAGAACTTAGAGAAGTCAGACCAACTACCTTTAGGGTAATGGAAGTATCGACCCCATGCCTCTAGTGAATGCCCCCATTGTCTATTGTAAACTTTTGGAACTTCTTTAAAAGGGGCTGTAGGTCTAAATAATCTAGACCAGACAAGAGTGTCTTCACAAGATTGCCAAGGTATAATCTCTTCACCAAGAATTCTATTAACATTAGGGGAGTCGTACCCAATAATGTTATGACCCACCCATTTACGAACAGTCTTGGCAAATTCTTTAAATTCATCTTTAAAATCGTCATGACCGGATAAAGGCGAATTGGGGGTAAACTTAAAGATCTCCTCTGTGTCGAGGTCTACACATACAATACACCAAATCTTGTTTGGTAAGATAACACGGTTCATTTCCGTGTCTATGTATACATTTCTCTTTAAGAGTAAGTCCATTAACCCTTCGCTTTAATCGCGTCCGCTACAATCTTTTCAATTTCTTTTTTAATCGTGTTTACTTTTACCAGTGTTTTACCAATACGAAAGATGTCGTCGACTGTCTCGGTTTCCATATCCCTCAAAGAGTCAGAGAGACTGACTGAGATGTCCATAATTTTTATATTAACTGATTGAAGAACTTCAATCGCCGCTTCTAACTTTTTCTCAAGGATTGGAAGTCGTTTAATAGACTTTTCCATATCTTTCATGGCAGCTTTTTCTGCCCGTACTACATCTACAGCTTGGTTAGCTACTTGTGTTTTTGTGCTACGTTTACGTGCACGTCCAATAGGACGACCAATTAAGCTATCTTCTTCTGCATAAAACCAATCATCGTCCATGAATTACTCCTATGTATCAAATTCATTATTTTTTGGTGCGTCTAGTTGACGATCAAGTTCCGTAAGGCGACCTGTATCTTGATCAAAGTAAACAAAACAAGCTGTACCTGATCTACCCTTCTTACGGTTTTCTTCAACAATAATCTCTGTTGTATTCGCTACAATCGGATCTTTATTGAGCTTGTCTCGTACAAGGTTAATTAGGATATTACAAAGTTGAACTGGTGCTCTTGAACCCCTTGTTTTACCATCGTCATTAACGTGTACAACAGCAAGGATACCAATATTTAGAGCGGTTGTCATTTCTTTTAGATCAGCCACAAGCTTATCAAGAAAACGACGTTCATCTCCATCGCCACTTTGGTATGCAAGCATAGAGATGTGATCGAGGATGATGAACTTGCAATCGTGTGCCTTAACAAAGTACATGATCTTATTCATGATGTTTTCAACAGTACGAGAATCTTCAGGATCAAAAACTGTTAGGCGATCGTCTTCAGAAAGATACTCATGGGCTTTTGAAAGCTCTTCAATATTAATTGGAATATCACCAAATTGGATTGGTTTATTCATGTGTAAGGCACACATACCGAGACCGATGCTCTTTTTGGTGTCTTCTAGAAAGATAAGACCAGTATTAAATTTAGTTGTAGAACGCCAGTGGTACGCAATTTCACGTAGTAACTGTGTTTTACCAATCTTAGGCGGAGCTTTGATGATGACTAACTCACCTGTACGTGCACCACCAGTAAGCTTATTCAAGCCATCAAATGGGTAAAGGGCGGTCTGATCTGAATCAGATTTAGTCATTGAGTCCCATAAAGCTTTAAAGGATAGGACACCTTTTGGTGTTAATTTTTCAGATCGCCACCAGAGATTAATGAATTCTTTCTGTTTATTGGCTTTCAAGTAATCATTGGCATCTTTTAGTTCCCATTTACCATCTGGTAACTTCTTAGCTTCGGAAAACAGAATTACTTTTGGTTTGTAGTTAAACAAACGAGAAATACGTTCTGCTGCCTTTTTTCCAGGTTCATCACCATCGAAGGCAATTACGATATTCTCAAATGAGTTGATAAACTCCCAAGCCTTCTTACAGGATTTCTCAGCAGACTGAGCACCATCAGGAATGGAAACAACAACAGGTTCAAAACCTGGGTTAGAAGCCTTCATCATTTGATACGCTGCCATAGCGTCTTCTTCACCTTCAGTAATGGTAATGTACTTACCACCTCCTGAAAATAAACCTGAGCCAAACAATGAGACTTGTTGATGATCACCAACGTTCTTGATACGCCCATCAAAGTATTTAATTTTTTGAGAGAAGATATTTCCAGCTTCATCAATATGATTGAAAGCACGTGCGTAAGGTTGATTATTTTGATCAAATAATGTTTCAACTTTATAACGAGCTGCTGTTTCTTTGGTAATTCCGCGGTCTTCGAGGGCTGTACAAACACCTCGTTCTATAATAAAATTTGAATTAGTTTTTTGATCTGGATTAAAGGGTAGTAAATTATTTAGTTCCAAGCTATGGATCTCCTCTTCTGACAAATCCCAATGCTGCTTACCACATTTAAAACAATGTGTATGTGGTTCTGGTGTAATATATAATGCAAGGGAAGAAGTACCGCCGCAATCTTGGCATGGTAAATCTGATTTATTATGCATTGTAGCACACTTTCTTTTATTTTTCAACAATTAATTGACCAACTGGTTTGTCTTTGATTTTGCTATTAAATATTACGCATGAT